TATGCCAGCCTGATTATAGTGTACTGGTTTGTTTACAGGATCTGGTGTCTCTAAGTTATTCATTATGCGTTACCTTCTGTTTTAGTGAAAGCTGTAAGTCTTATTACTTTACCTTCTGTACCTTCTACCTCTTCGTATATAGGTGGTTGATTTTTCATTTCAAGTTCTATTATATCATTTCTACGCTGTTCTACAATATCATATACATAATCATCATAATTCATTACATCTAAGAAAGCATTTATTAAAGTCACCAAGTCTACTAAGTGAGATAACTCCTTTTTCTTTATGGTGCTATCTTTGTGCATTGCAACAGCAGTAGCTATTTCACCTGACCAATTACCATGCTTATCAAATTCAACAGGCTTGATTAGAAAAGCTATCTCATCAGGTCTAACAGTATAGGTCACTTATCTCTCCTTGTTTCCTTTAATACAATACGTTTGGTTGACATTACTCTGCCTCTTTCCTTTAACCACTCCTCAGGTATAATCCTATGTGACCACATAAAACTATTCTTTTCGCACCACTCATAGTATCTGGACTTAGCACCCTTGTATAGTTTAGCTTTAGCATTACTAAATACAAACCTTATGTCTAGCTCAGGGTGTTGCCTCTGTATCTCTGTGTGCTTACGCCTGTCTTCAGAGTCAAACATTCCTTTCGTTTCAATTATAATACCATTGTCTAATATAAAGTCAGGCGTGTAAGTACGGTAGCGTAGGTCTTCCCATTCTATCTTTAGTACTTCATACCTGACTTTATGTTGAATAGGCTTGAGGAACGCAGCAACCTCTTTCTCTAGGCCGCTGCGATACCTGCTAGACTTATGCGTCCTCTTTGTTGTCATCTTCTGCTGTCTCAACAAGAGTTGCCTTCAACCGCCTAATGACCTCTGCTGACACAACCTTAAGACTATTTAGGTAGTACTCTGATTGTCGCTGTACAGAAGCATTAAATTGTATCTCTGCAAGCATATTATTCTGCTCATCAGAGAAGTTCTCTGTGTCGTATTCAACATCGTCTAGTGTAACTGTAGCCATTATATTCTCCTTAGTTAGCTAATTGTACATATTCTATATCAGGTGGTGTTTGTTTACCTTGATATACCTTGGAAGGCAAAACCTGGAGTTCAGGCCAGCACTTTTTCTTATGGTCACAGAAACCACATTGCTTACTTAGCTTCATGTTGCCACTAGCCTTGCCTCTGTATGTTTCAGGCTCAGAAGTAAAGCAACGCTTAAATGGTTCGTTATTAGTTATGTAGTCGTGAGTATCTTGGATGTCAGCCATTACAGCTTCCTTATCCAGTGAGGCAGCAGACACATACTTGAAGTGTCCATTACCCTTGTTGATTACCCACCAACCACCAACCTTCTTGTCAGCAGCCTGTGCGTACCCTATAAGCTGTGGGATGTAACCAAAGCTGTCACCCTTGGCTAGTGTCTCTGCATCCACAAACTTATTCATGTATGACCAAGGTGATGCACTCTTTACATCGTCTACTGCCCCGTCCATAATCATGTCGTACTCACCGCTTACTTCAGCGCCACCCTCAAGTTTAAGGGTGACCCTATCGTTGTCTGCAAATTCAACCTTAGCAGCCCTAAGTATCCCTTTGAAGATAGCCTCAGTCCAATCCCCCATTAACATGTTTAACATGAATGCGGTAGGCTTTTGGATGTCTGTCTCAGGGTAGTTCTTATCAAACCAAAGCTGGCACTTAGGACGCCCAATGTTGGACATCCTAAGCCTGAACTCATCTCGTGGGCCACTGTTGAACTGCTTCTCTAAAGCTGCTGCGACATCATCACAGATAGACTTTATAACCTCTTTAGACATAGAAGTTTTACCATCTATTGCCTTTCTAAGGTATGAGTGTACTGACAGTTCAGCAGGGTGATTCATTATTCAAAGTCCTGCACATCAATGATGCTACCCACAATAGCTGCATCTTCTGCTGAGATGTTAGCTACGTTGTTCTCATCCCATTTGCTTAGCACCCAAGTGTTAGTGCGCTCTACATAAGCAATGAAGTCACGTAGCAGATCGTTGTCACCATCAGAGAAGCCTACCTTGTCACCAAGAGATGCTGTAACTTGAGCAAACTTGTTACCATTAGGCATGGCGTGTTCTGTAGCGCCCAGCTTGATGTTGTTCTCTATAGGTGTGATAGCCTTGCTAACTAGAGATCCAGTGACTGCATTAATAGACTTCATGGATGAAGGGTTCTTGACATCAAACACAAAGGGTACTTCACCTGTAAAGTCTACAGCCTCACCACCTTCATTAGTAGGATTGTCTAGAGTAACCAAACCCATGAACACCTTAGTGCGTTTAACGCTACGCATCACCTGCTTAGTTGCCTCAGGTAATGCCTCAAAGTCTTTGACATAACCTGATGGACGCCCCAAGTTAAAGCCACCTAGTGTATCTTTTAGGTCTGCGTTTAAGCTTGAAGACAGTACAGTTTTCTGCGTATTGTTAGCTTCACTGTCCCACTTAGTCCACTGCACACGCTCAGCAAAGAGACGTATGTTTAGTTTCTCTGCATAGACTTCTTCATCACCTTTGCGTACTTTAAACATTGGTGTACTGACGATCTTGCCATCCTTCACACCTTGTTGTACTAAAGCATTAACACGCCATAGATCCGTCTGCTGTTGTTGTTGTGGTGCAGCGAAACCCATAGCATCAGCTATGTTCATTCCGTCTACCGATAGTGCTACTTCTGTGCTCATTATATATCCTTTCAGAGCTAGTAAAGAGATTTAGTTATACTATATTACGTCCTTCGTGTCAAGCCAATTCGGGCCAATCTTTGCTTCTAATAGTAGAGGCACGTTCATCTTTATGTCATACGCTTCTTCTATCAGTTTGTCAAGGTCTTCATTCAAAGTATTTATAATTTGTAGCACATACTCCTTCTCGTTTGGGTGAATGTCTATCACCATTGAATCGTGAACTGTGTTGACAATGCATGACTGCATCTTCTCTAGTCTAGCTTCTAACTCTATCAACACCAGAGGCACGACATCCCCTGTAGCAAACCCCTGCACTGGATAGTTCTTTATCATAGTGAAGTGGGTAGGCATACCATTCTCTCTGCGTACAACATCAGGGAAAGCATACTGCCTACCTGACACGTTAGTTATCTTGTTAAACCTGATAGCTTCATTACCTAGCTTCTTGTGCCATGCAGCAATTCCAGGATATTTATCATTGAAGTGTTCATAGTATGAAGCCTCTGCCTTACTTCTGCCATATCCAGTAGCGCCGAATAGTGGTGCGAAGGTGTGTGCCTTCCCTTCCTGACGGGTAGTAGGCTGACCTGCATCACTGATAACCTTAGCTGTGTAGCTGTGTACATCAAACCCTGAGAGTATCTCATCCATAGCTACCTTGTCTTGAGCTAGGAACGCAGCCGTCCTAAATTCAAGCTGGGCAAAGTCAGCCTCACATATGTGACCGCCTTCCCATCGTGAGATAAACACCTTCTTAACTGGAAACGTATTACCTCGTGGCATGTTCTGCATATTAGGGTTACGCCCACTGAAGCGTCCTGTGGCTGTGATGTGCTGCGTAAGACCTACATGCAAGAAACCATCAGGCTTAGTGTAAGTAGAGATGCCATCCACAAAGCTAGACAGGTAGCTGGACACAGCAGACAGACGCTTAAGGTCTGACAAGAAGTTTACAGCCTTGTCCATGCGATTGTTCTTAGACGTAGCTATGAGCGCATCTAAGTTATCCTTGCCTGTGCTGAAGCCGTTAGCACTAACCCACTTCTTACTAGGTGCAGCAAACCCTAGACCAGCCATCTCGTTAGTCTTCTTGAGTTGGTAGCCTCTAGCGTCACAGTCCTTACATTTGTTAGGTCTAGCAAACTTAGTGCCGTCCTTCTTTATTTTGTATGTCTTAGCTTCACCCTTGCACACAGGGCAGGTGAATGCCTTAGTCTTAAACAATCTACTGGAGTTAGACTTGACTGCATCACGGAACTCTTGCGGGGTCTTAACAAATTCAAATAGCTCTGCCCATTCCTTCTTGTTGTTTACCTTACAGCTAAACAGTACCTGAGAAGCTTGCTCTGGGCTGTTGATGTTGATAGGTGTGTCACCCATTAGCTCACGTATCTGCTTATGTAAGCGCAACTCTATGTCTGCTTTCTCTGTCTCAAACTCAGTTCTTACTTGCTGTAAGGCGTTGAGATCCACCCTGACTCCTGACATATACAGTCTGGTGAGGGTTTGACAGGTACTAAAGGTAATGGCTCTGATTTTATGCAAGGTTTGGCAGGAGGGGTCTGCATAACAATCTTCTTGCTTGAGGTACAGGCCCCTAGTAGCACCAAGGTCAGCACTGAGGTAATGACTAAGTTCTTTGAGGGGTATTTCATTTGTGTTGTATCCTTCTTTAAAGTAGGTTTTAAGTGTATCTTCTTTCTGCACTTCCAGTTCGTAGCGTTGAGCACAAGCCTCTAAGCTTAGCGGTTGTTTCTGCCCACGCAGTAGTAAATACTCAGCTAACATTGTGTCGTATATGTCACCACTGTACTTGAAGCCGCACTCCCACAACCACATAAGATCATGCTGGGCATTGTGCATAATCAACAGGGTGGTCATGTCTAGTACCTTCTGTATCTCCTTACGCCCAGCGCCTGAAGTATCCTTCTGCTCAACATGATCTAGCGTTACGATACACTCAGAGCCACCCTTAACTGACATCATGCCTACCTGCACTAAGAAGTTAGATGGTTCAAAGGGATCAAGTATAAGCTTGCCGTTACGCTTTATTGTTGTGTTCTCTACGTCTAGTACAATTTCCATGCCAGCCTTCCTATGCTTGATACTGTGATCTCTCGCCGTCTAACTCACAGTGAACTACACCATGCCAGCCACCCTTAAGCTTATTCTTAGCTATGTTTAGGTGTCTCTGTGTATCTTGCTCGTCTGCACCTTCAACCTGTGGGTTCTTAGAGATCAGTATCATCAGGTCAGCTTCAGCAGCCTTACCTGTCTTACTGCCTTCCATCATAGACTGATCCACGTACACCTTACCTTCAGCTACAGCACTTAGCTGTGACATCCAGATTACAGCACAGTCATGCTGCTTAGCTATGTTACGTGCATGGATGGCAGCTTCTTTGAGATACACATCTGACTTGTCACTGGTCTTACTGGAGAACTTGTCACCCATATCTAAAACTACTATGTCAGGCTGGTAAGCTTTTATAATAGCCTCAACCCACGCCATGTCTTTGCCTGTGGAATCGTAGAGGTTTATGTTCTCACGTACAGGCTCGTAGCGTGACGCAGCTAAGGCGTAGTTGCCCTTCACCTCTTCCATAGACATAGAGGTAGCGGCACTAAGATACCTAGCTCCTACACGCTCATACGCTTCCTCATTACACAAGACGATACACTTAGCACCCTGACTAGCGAAACCCTTAGGCCCACCTAGTAGTGAGGCATGAAAGGATGTCTTACCTGTGTTAGGTCTAGCACCTACGATAACTAAGTGTCCTCCACTGATACCTTCAACCCTGCTAGTCAGAGATGGTATGTTGAACCTCCACTTAGACTGTATGTCATTAGCTTGCAGTAAGTTATCTATAGAGATGTCACCCCAATCAATCTTAAGGTTAGGCATGAAATCATCTTGATAGTCAGATAGTATCTTACGCATAGGCTCTAGGCTAGTCTGCGTACCATTCACGTAGTCAAAGCCTAAGTTAGCTATCTCTTCACCTACTACTTGTTGAAACAACTTACCTAGCACTTCTTCAGCTATAGCCTCAGACATAGGCTCTTGCCTGTCAATCTTCTTGAACAGATCTTTGTATGTTTCTTTGTTTGCAGTTGTGATAGTAGCGTTGTGAGTAAAGAACAACCCTTCTAGCTCAGGCACAGTCAGGTTCTTCTCATACGTTTCCATAGCGTAGTCTATAGTATTCTTAATCTTGCGTACATCCTTAGTGAATAACTTATCAGGTGTACGTATACCTCTATGATTAGCATAGAAGTCTTTGTCCATCAGTGTTCTAAGTAGTGCTAACTCCATTATCTTTCTCTCTTTTCGTAAAATCTATTTGATACGCACCCTCAGGTGACTTGTATGCAGACAATATATCCAGGAATTGTTGGTGACTCATATGTAGTAGTTGATACTC